GTCGATAAGAAAGGCACTGGTATTACAATTAATTTCCATATTGATACGAATACTCTTCACCTCATCTTTATAGGCTTCACATTCTTTTATAAGTTTTCTCATTTCTGCTTTTGAGGGTGCTGATTCACGATTTTGTACAAACCATTGCCTCTGAATGATACTAAATACAGTAGTGAAATTAAATTTTAGTAATCCTCCTTCCTCTCTTATATTTACATCTATCCTCAGTGTCTCTCCCTGAGTTAAGCGCATACACGATAGGAAACAATCCCAAAACTTATTGATAGGCGAATCTGTATCAAGTTTGCGACGTTGATTTTCTACTATCTTTTCAAAGTGATCTATCATATCTGCTTTTCCAAAAGGAAAGAACTGTTGCGACTCGAATATATTATATATAGTGTGCAACACGGCTAAATTGTCAATAATACGAGTAGGTACATTCTGCAATTTTTCTAACTTACCTAAAGCAATTTTATTCACGCGATAAGTGTCGAGAAAACGTTCTTCAAAAAGAGTACGCTGGTTGATAAAAGTATTAGATATGCCCGAAATACCTTTGCGAACAATATCTTTCAGTTTATCATATTCTTTTTTCTCTTCTTCACTAAATTCCCTGCTCTCCATTTCTTCCCAAATGAGTCGAGAGATAAGTGCTTCAGCACTGGGGTAATCATTACCTGTAAGTATAGTAGAACTGATGATAGGTACTTCATCTACGGCTACCTTGCTTTCTATAGAGCCACGTTTGTACCCACGTCTATCCCATAAACCTTTGATGATACCATCTACTTGTGGGTTTCCTCTCTTGTATTCCGATAGTTGCGATATACCATTGCTAAATTGTGCAAACTCTCGTATCTGTGCTTTGATAGTAGAAGCTGCTCCCTCCAATTGTATAGCGGTTTGAGGAACTCCCATAAACGATTGTATAGCTTCGCATATATTATCTTTACCAGTTGAAGCTGGTCCAAAATAGAATAGTATAGGAAAGAATCCTGTACAACTCACGACTATGTCTTGAAATAACGAACCTATACCGAAAAGAATACCCGTAATAGCATATCCTCGATGTACTTTATATACTTGTCGAAAATAGTTGTGAATACTCATTTGAGTATCAAATGATTTGAATTTTTTTTGTGCTCCATATTTATAGATATTCTTATCATAGCTTCTATTTGCAGAAGGAATGTAATAGCTTTCGTTTTTAAGTTTAAAAAGTCCTTCTTTATTGATAAGTTCTTCACGTTCCCCTGGTATCACTATCTTATTATTCCATACCCAAAAGCCTTCAGGTTGCCATCCTAATACATCAATTTTTCTTCCGTTACCCATACGGTCAAACAAATAGCGCAAGAGACGTTCGTGTTGTGCAGCTGTACCTGAGAATGAAAAATTACCATAAGAAGTAACCACATTCTTAAATGAAGGGAGGGTGTTTATTTTATCAGAAATCACATCAAAAATCTTCTCAGTGTTATGTACATTACATATACGTATAAGTTTCATTGGAAACTGTTCATCTTGCATGTGTTGCACTATTTCAATTGAGAAATTGGAAATCGACATAAAGTATTCCTTACCCTCCTTGCCCGCTGATGTATAGATGCGATTTTGGTGCTGAAAAAGTCCGTATTCTATAATTTCATTCTTATATAGGTAAGGGTTTTCTACTTCATCAGGAAAGAGATAGAAGTCGAGAGAACCGTCGCCGTCGCCTACTGGTCTACTAAGGTTAGAGTTCTTTTCTCCCATATCAATAATTATCTCTGGTGTCTTGAGATATTGCTTTTCAACCTTCTCTGATTTTGAAACTACCTTAATTTTAAACATCTCTTTCAGCTGCTCGGTATACGCCTCACGAGTTGTATTATCAGGAATGCAGCCTACGAGTTTGCTCCCCAATTCGGTGAGGTTCTTTTTATCTTCGGGCAATAGTAATGGCTTTTTACTTTCGCCGTGCTTCTCAGTATAGCGGTCGAGTGCAGTGCGGTAGGCTTCGCCAATAAGGTGCACTATAGCATCGGTGCGCGAAGCTTTGATAAGCTCTACCGCTTCGGGGCGTTGCCCTATACTGTCGGGGTCTTCTTTGCTTTCAGACTGAATTACTACCAATTCGGCAAACAAACCCGCCTGTAATATCAGCTGTAAATCGCGCTCGGCAGCCGTACGCCCTGCACTATCGCTATCGCGGAAGATAATCACCTTGCGACAAAGTTTCTTCAGTTGTGCCAAGTGCTGTGGCGTGAGAGCCGTGCCCAAGGTAGCTATGGTATTGGCAAACCCTATCTGATGCATACGCATTACATCGGTATAGCCTTCTACCAAATACACCTCACCCGTATTGGCAATGGTATTCCGCGCCAAATGGAAGCCGTATAACAAGTTAGATTTATCGAATAAATCAGACTCAGCACTATTGATATACTTAGGTTGCTTCTTATCGTTAGTAAGTATTCTACCGCCAAAGCCTACACAATGCCCATACTTGTCGCTAATAGGGAAGATAATACGCCCTTTGAAGAAGTCGTAATAATTACCTTGGGAATTTTTTCGCAACAGACCTAATGCTTCGCCATCGCTCACGATAGCCTGCTCTTTGAAAGCCTCGTACAAGCCTGCCAAGGCATAACCAATACCGAAGTTATCGACAATCTCATCGGTAAAATTACGGCTAAGCATATAGCGTTTGGCTTCGCTCTCTGGGGGCAAACTCACGAAATTCTGACGGTATATTTCGGCAGTTTTCTTGAGTATTTGCGTAAGGCTTTGCTTTTGGGCGCGCTTTTCTTTTTGCTCGTCGGTTTCTTTTTCGTATTCTATAGGAATATTGAGGGTTTCGCAGGCAATTTTTACAGCCTCGAGGAAATCAACACCCTTATAGGCTTGGATAAAGTCGATAATGCTCGTGCCTCCTTTGCCCGAACCAAAGTCTTTCCATATATTCTTTACATTGGAAACCTTGAAGCTGGGGGTGCGTTCATTTTTGAAAGGCGAGCACCCCTCCGCCGTTCCGTTGTTACGTATCTTATACGAAGTATCGGTATACACCCTGCCAATAGCTTGACAAAGGTCGGCTTCGTATAATTTATCTATGACTGATGATTTTATCATAATCAGTTCCTTTCTTCAAAAAGTTTATTGAATTGCTCTTTTCCCATTTTTCCAATAGCTTCTGCTACATTAGAGTAGCCGAGTTTTTTAGCAAAAGAACTCTTTTGATCATATAAGTCACCTAACAATTTCGGACTACAGTCTTTCATTGTTAAAGGTACTATGCCAGAGTCTTGCATTTGTTTAATTCCTTGAAGCTGTATCTTGGCAGAATTGATAATGGTATTAGCAACATTAGTCATCGCTTGTGCTTTTGAAGTATCAACGCGCTCCTCTTTGATATCGTCTAAGAGTTTGAATAAGGTTTCGTTTAAGTCGTCTAAGTTCATTTTGTTAGCTGTTTTTTTATTTTAGAAATTTGTTTTATAGCTGTTTTTAACTCATTAGGATAACGGTGAATAGTATTTTTTTGCATAAGTTCTTCATTGCTCACACACACCAAATTTTCCAAACAGCAATCGAGCGTATTCCCATTCTTAAAAATGATGTTATACCCTTTAGGTATTGTTCCGTGTGCTTGCTCCCATAGATAACGGTGCTTAGGTATTGCTTTTCTCGCTCCTGGTATCTTTATATAGATGTAAGAAATACCTTTTTCATTGCGAATCACCTCAGTATAATCAGTGAGGGTATTATGAGGTAAGTGCCCTTTTTTAAAGAAAGTGTGTTTTACCTTCTCATAAGTTTCTTCTGACATTTTTATACCTTTGTTTTCAGGAATCTTCCCTTTTTGATATCTACTAATTAGCGATTTTTCTTTCAGTAGTTCGCTATACCCTAAGCGGTGTGCTTCTTTTCTTATTGTAACACAACTTCTATTTAATTCCTTAGCTATCCACTTTAAAGAATGATTGCGAATATGCTCGTGAATAAAAGTAAGTTCTTCTTCTTTGAGAGGTCTTTTTATTCCTTCGCTTTTGAAAAAAGCACATAATTCAGCTGATATTCTAAGGTTGTTTTTGCGCATAAATCTCTGAACTGCACAAGGTGATACACCTAATGCTTTTGCAATTTTTTTACCTGATAGTTTTAGGTAATGCTCACGAATGAACGCAGCCTTTTCTGGGGTGATTACAGATTTCATTCTTATTGTATTTTTTCTAATTGTGTTACTTATCTAATCTCCTCTCAAATCGGTTATTAATTATTTTTGTAAGGTTTTAGTTTATAGTAATTTTCAAAGTCTATTAACCATTGAGGTTTTTTTGTCTTTTTGTTTAAAAAGTTTAGCAGTTCTGAATGATACTTCTGAAATATGGTTATTAATTCTGCTTTAGGTGTTTCTCCTGCTAATATATTCAGGCGTTTTTGCGCTATATGAATATCTTGATTAAGTTTGAAATTATGAGTACTTTCCTCTGTATAACCTCCTATCTCCAACACCCACGCTAATAACTGGCAACAGCGTGCATCTGAAAGTACTTTTATTCCTGCCTGCTCTGCGGTCTCTATGATTGATTTATATAGTGTTTTCATATAAAATCTTTTTTCAAATATTTATTTAATGGTATATCCCATATTCTTTCCATCCTTCTTGTTGGCAATTTACAGGCGTATAAAGGTCTGTATATACGAGGTAACGATAGAAGGTTGTCTTTGATATTTTTAGTTTTTTGGCAATGATTTTTTTCTGCGTACCCTTTTCTAATTCTTTGACGATCCATTCGTGTTTCTCGGTACATTTTGAGTTGAGCCTACAGCGGAAACCTCTTTGCCTACCAAGTACCATCCCCTCTGCTTTTTTGCGTGCCAACGCCTCTTTAGTACGCTGGCTGATAAGGTTACGCTCAATCTCGGCTGATAGACCAAAAGCAAAAGCAAGCACTTTGCTCTGTATGTCATCTCCTAAGCGGTAATTGTCTTTGATAGTCCATACACGGCACTCTTTGGTCATACATATATTGAGAATTTCCATTATCATAAACAAGTTACGCCCTAATCGTGACAGTTCACTGCAGATAATAATATCATCTTTCCTTACTTTTTTTAACAACTTGCCCAATTGGCGTTTGCTATAACTTTTGGTGCCGCTAATAGTTTCTTCAATCCAATCATCTATTAACAACCCTTTCTTCACGCAAAAGTTTGTAATTTCAAATCGCTGGTTCTCTATTGTTTGTTTATCGGAACTCACCCGAATATATCCGTATACCATAGTTATTGTATTTCTAATTGAACTACAAAACCGAGTTTCATTAAGTTCTTGGCTTGTGTAGTGTTCATTACTTCTTCGTTATAGGCATAGATAGTATGCTTGTGCGGTTCTACTCTATACCCTTTGCATTTAAGGCGGTAAGTATTATTGTATATCTTCCGCTTTTCAGATGACACCTTATAGGTAGTCTTTACCTTGGCAGTAGCACTTATCGGAGCTACCTCGAAGAGGAGGTGAGGAGGGTGTATTTGTTTTTGAACTCTTTTGCTCTTCTTTGGAAATCGGCGATGATTCGCTCTCTTAACTCGTTTTCGTCCCATAGTTGTTTCTTCTTTTTCTTTTTAGTTGTTGGAATGCTTTCTACATTGGTATTCAATAGTTGGCGCAAGCGTTCACGCTGGGTATTATCCAACGCCTGGGCAACCTTGTACACTGTTTCAGCATCCATTGAAAAACATTTTAATAGTTATATCACATCGCAAAACATACGACTGATAAGAATACCAAAAAGGATTGTGCGCAACTCTACACGGCACAAACGACAATCTTGGTCGAGATGATAATAAGTGATTCGTTTAAACATAATGTGGAGGATTAGAATAAAGTAGGTTGTTTTACAAGTTCATCATCAATCGTATTAAGTTGCTTACAAATCTCCTTCCGTTGGTTTTGCAGATGTTGTAATGTTTTAAACGATTCGTCTTTTTCCTTAAGCTGATGCTTTAGCTTTCCTATTTGGTTATCTACTTCTTCGCGTTGCATTAGCAATTCTTTACGGTTAGTAATGGTACCGTGAAAGTGATTGTACAGAAGTTCATAGCAAGTGCGCTTGTAGGCTAATAGTTCGGCACTATCAGAACGTACAGAAAAGAGCCAACCATATACATATTTCTCCGGAATACAGCTCACTTTTCTATGCTGTTTTTTGCCATTTTTTGCCACCTGCATTGGCTGAACAGCCAATACAGACCCTAAAATCGGGTCATTTTTTGCGTTTTTAAAAGACCTGGAATACTCAATATTTAGAGCTTCACAAAGAGATTTAAAGGCAATAAAGTATGTTTTATCTACTTTTACATAGATAATGTTTTTGCCATTGAAACTTAGAAAATGTTCGTGTTTGTTCATAGCGTTTAGAAATTAGAGGTGTTAAACAATTCTTCATTAGAAAGCCCTGTAAGTTTCATTAAAGCATTGCGCCCTTTGGTATTGTCGAGTTTCTCGTTGTCGCGATTGAGCCAACGAGAAACGGTTTCAAAAGACACATCAAGTTCTAATGCGAGGAGCATACGCAGGCGTTGTTTTGAACCCTGCTGATTAAAAAAATCTGTAATTTGTTTTGTTAATTCCATTTTAAGTGTTATTTTTACCAAGTAATTTTGATATGTTAATTTTAACGGGGCAAAAGTAAAGGATAATTTTCATTTAACAAAATATTTTAAGGATAAATTTCATTGAATATGAAAAATTTTTTTGACAGAATAACTGAAATAACTAATAATGAGGGCATTAATATTACCACATTAGAGCATAAGATAGGCGCAAGTCAAGGCGTTTTATCTCGTGCTAAGCGTAATAACACATCTATTTCTGTAGAATGGATAATGAAAATACTTGAAAATTATCCTAAATACAATGCAAATTGGCTTTTAAAAGGTCGAGGAGAAATGATAGAAAATAGAGGTGGAGCAGATGAATCAGAAGTAACTTTTTTAAGGGAGAAGAATATTTTATTACAAAAGAATTCGCAGTTATTGGAGGAGAAGGTGGAGCGGTTGGAAGAAGAACTTACCGCACTTAAAAAACGCATACTTTTCACTGAAGAGACTGAGAGTAAGATAGCTTGATAAGTCTCTAATAACCATATACTTTTACCCTAAAAGGTAGATAAAACGAATACTAATAACGCATACAAACCACTATATTTTTAACAAGTTTATCAGTTTTATAGTGTTGTAAAACAGAAAGTTATGAATTTTTAAACTATATAGTTTTAAACTCATAACCCGAAGGTCACTGGTTCGAGTCCAGTTCCCGCTACAAAATAGGCGTAATTAGTTGGATAATCAACTAATTACGCCTAACTTTTTTTAATAGCGCGTCAATTTTGTGGCTATTTTCTTGCACCTAACTATCAAAAACTTCAAAATGATTATCTTCATAAAAAAAGATAATACGCTTAATTTTCTTTCCTACAGTATTATTCACTATAGAAGGTAAATGAGATAATTCTGATACCTCTTTATCTAAACTAACTTTTTTTTCTTCTTTAATAGGAGAAGATAGAGTAGGAGAGAGGCTTTCCATTTCTATTTCTGGAATATCACTAAATAAGTCTGGCTGTTGTATTTTTTTAGGTACAGAAACTTCTTTCTCTTCTTTGCGAGGGAAAGTTCCTTTTCCTTGAGTAATCCAATACATATCCACCTCTGGAAATTTTTCTATGAGTTTTAAAATAAAATCTAAACTCGGCTTATTGCGTTCTGATAAGAGATGTGATATTCCTGAACGTTGAATTTCCAAAGCATCAGCAAAAGCTGCTGCATTTAATCCATAATAATCCATCACTTGTTGCAAGCGAATAGAAAAGTCTGATGTGTTTAACATTGTAATTTATATCAATTTTGTTAATAATGCACAAATGTAAATCAATATTTTGATATATACAAA